TACGTCAATGGACGTAGACCTAAATGCCAAACCTGTCGATACCATAAACACATCGCAAGAACGTGAAACGGCAAAATGTAAACATGAACCTGTGGCGTGGCATGAGCCGGGAGCGTATGGGAATGTGACTTCCCATAAAGATTGGGCATTGGCTAACGGATGGGAACCGCTTTACTCGGAGAAAACATGAGCAGATTCAAAGCAATGGTTACGGAAGTTTCGATTTACATGGATGAGGATATTTTTATCACTACCGTGTCTGCGCCAGATAAAGGCTTGGGTGCTACGCATGACGAGGCACAAATTGGTGACTTTCACATGAGCCTGTTCAGCGCAGAGGAGTGGGATGATTTAAACAAGTTAATAGCCGATGCAATCAAGGCCATCACGGAGAAGAACACATGAGCAAATTGAAAGTGACACTCGGCGAATACTTGCGAGGTTTACGTTTGTGCCAAAACGATGTGTCGTTGGAGAAAATGGCGCAAAAGGTCGGCTGCGCAAAATCGTACTTGTGGGATGTTGAAAACGACAAAGTAATGCCGACGCTGGCGAAGGCCGCAGTAATAGCAGTGGCCTACAAAACAAGCCTAAACCAGATGGGGAGATACCTATGAGCATCTCAGCAATGAAGCGGGCATTGGAGGCTTTAGACATTATCAAAGCATCTTGCTCAGAAGGTCGAGTGGCTCATGCGGAAAACGAAGCGGCTATTGCCGAATACATACTACGCCAAGCCATCGCAGAGGCAGAGAACATTATTAAGAAAGGGGCATATCTATCCACATCAACCAGTGATGACGAAAAGCCCTTGTCAGACCATCAGCGCCAAGAAATTATGTCAATGATTGACTATGCACGAACGCTGGCTTCTTGGGGAAAGAGCACCCGTCCACGGACAGCACCGCCAAAGCGTGAATGGGTTGGGCTGACGGCTCACGACAAAGCTGTACTGATTGACCAAATGTGGAATCAGGCTGAATCATTTGAGCAGTTTATGGATTCAATAGATAAATTTCTTGCGGAGAAGAACACATGAATGAAACAAAGTACACAAGTGAGGCCGGGCACTGGTATGACCGGTCTGGCAATCCTGCCTACACAATCATTGGCAAAAACGGCAAGGAGCGCAACACCACCTTGCGTGATGCCCGTGAGAAAGACCTAGTCCCATCGGTAACGACAATTCTGAAGGTGGCAGCTGCGCCGGGATTGGAGCGCTGGAAGCAGGAGCAGGTCTTAATGTCGGCCCTGACCCTACCAAAGCAAGAGGGCGAGTCTGAAAAAGAGTGGATGGAGCGGATCATGCTGGACTCAAAAGAGACCGGCAAGAAAGCAGCTGACCTTGGAACCGAGATTCATGCCCACATCCAGGCGTATTACGAGATGCGGCCTTACGCAGAAGAGTTTGAGCAACATGTCATTGCATGCCGGGATGCCTTGGTCAATCACTTTAATGAACAGGATTGGGTTTGCGAGAAGTCATTTGCGCACATCCTTGGGTTTGGTGGGAAGGTGGACCTTCATGCTGACGGCCTGGTGGTGGACATCAAGACCAAAGACTTTGGACCTGACGATAACGTGGCGGCATTTGATGAACACAGAATGCAGCTGGCTGCCTACCGTATGGGGTTGGGTATGCCACGGGCACGGTGCGCCAATGTCTTTGTATCCAGAAGCCATCCAGGTCTAGCAGAAGTCATCGAGTGGAACCAAGACGAGATAGAGCAGGGGTGGGCTATGTTCACCCGGCTCTTGGACTACTGGCAGATTAAGAATAACCACCGATAGGAGAAAGCTATGAGCCAGAATCAGCAGATTTTGAACCATCTCCAGAAGGCATCGATTACGCCACTGGAAGCATTGACCAAGTACGGCTGCCTGCGGTTGGCGGCCAGGATTAAAGAGCTGAAAGACGTAGGACACCAGATCAACCGGCAGATGATCTATCTCGGTGACAAGAAGTTTGCCAAATATTCACTCATTCAAAGGAAAGAAAAATGATTCTCACCGGCGTAACCCGTATTGGTAATGACCCAGCAGTCAGATACACACCTAATGGCGATGCTGTTTTGGAGCTCTCCCTGGCGTACAACCACGGGAAGAAACAGGAAGATGGCAAACGTCCCACGCAATGGGTCTCAGCAAGCCTCTGGGGGCCTCGTGCTGAAAGGGTGGCCCCACACCTTACCAAGGGCACTCAGGTCTTTGTGAGCTGCTCTGATGTGTCTGTGAGGGTATATCAAAAGAAAGATGGCACGGATGGCTACAGTCTGACTTGCCGAATTGATAACCTGGAGTTTGTAGCTGGCGGCAAGGGTGAGCCAAAGGATGAGCCAAAGCCAGGTATTAACCAGCTCGATGATGACATCCAATTTTGATCAACCCGCCCGGCCTGTGGATAACTGGTCGGGCACTTATCCACAAGGAGGAACCAATGAACCAGGCACTAGAGCAGGCCATCAGTCTTGCTGGGAACCAATCCAAGCTGGCCAGGATGCTGAACATTGGCCGGTCCAACATTAGCCACTGGAAGCGTGAGCGGTCTGTGCCTGCTGTCCACGCCCTGGAGATTGAGCGACTATTTGGCATTGATGCACAGAGATTCAACAAGGTCGTTGCAAAGCCAAAAGCTGAGGCATAGAATGATTGCCAGCGCTGTGGAAAGCGCATTGGTCGGTGTCTGTCAGTCTCCATCGGGGGCGGTCTAGATACCGCAACAAACACCCTTACGAGGGTGGGCCGACCCGGAATTTCCACTCTGGATCGCCCGCCGATGGAGATTGATATGAGTGACAGAGGTTTGCCGTACTACAAATGGTTCTGGCAGGACTGGCGGTCTAACCGCAGGGTCCAGCGAATGAGCTACATCGAACGTGGCCTGTACCGGGAACTCTTAGACGAGTGCTGGATTGAGGGCTTCATCCCAAACGACATAAAAGAAATGGCTGACATCTGCGGTTGCCCAGAAGATGTCATGGCAAATGCTTGGCAAGTGCTTGGCAATTGCTTCGTTTTGTCAGAGTTTGGTTGGATCAACGAAAAAATTGAGTCTCTTCGTACAGAAAAAGACAAGACAAGGGTCGCTAGAGCCGCTTCTGGAAGACAAGGAGGGCTTGCAAAAGCTGCCAAAAATCTAGCAAATGCCAAGCAAAATTTAGCAAACGGTAGCAATTGCCATATAGAAGAGAAGAGAAGAGAAGAGGAGAGTAGAGAAGAGGAAAGAAGAGAAGAGATTACTCTACCTAAAGGTAGAGAGTCGGAATCCAAGATTCCTCCCTGCCCACACCAGGACATTGTTGACGTATTTCACAAGACGCTACCAGAGCTTCCACAGGTGATGGTATGGAACAAGACCCGCCAGGGATACCTGAAGGCACGGTGGCGAGAGGTGGCTGTTGAGAAAGGCTGGAAGAGCCAGGAAGAAGGGGTAGAGTATTTCCAAAACCTTTTTCGCTTTGTCAGGCAGAGCAAATTCCTGATGGGCAAAACGTCAGGCAATGGCAAGCGTCCTTTTGAGTGCGAACTGGAGTGGTTGTTGCGCCCCAGCAATTTTGTCAAGGTGATCGAGGGGAAATATCATGGAGCGTAAGCGATTCAAAGGCGAGCTGGTAGATACGACCATACAGCCACAACAGCACAGCTGGAGATGCGCTGCTTATGGATGCCCGATGGCTGGCTCTATGAGTCCTGAGATTGCACGGCAGGATTCTCAGATTCGGTACTACTGCGGCAACCATTACGGCAGGAAGAGCGAAGACAACGACATGGCGACAAGGGAGATTCGTGCTCGTTGGCCGGTGTACGAGGCGCTCTACACATTTATGCGAGACAGAAATCTTGACCAGTACGTCCGGGCCGTGACTGTGTCTGGCCACCATCAGTATTTGCCTGGTATACAAAAAAAGGAAAACGGCAAAGAGGTCGACGAGAACATTGTTCACGATGCGTTGATTTACCGGGTGCTAAACCATCTGAAGTTCGACATCAACAAGCGAATCAGAATTCTCAAAGGAGAGGATAAAGATGAACACAACCAGACTATGGCTTGAATCTCAGGCATCAGCAGATGCAGCTCTCACCGTGTGGTACTTGGTGGCATTACTGGTGGCATGCGTATTGATCAACATATGGATTGACTCATGACTCAAAAATTTATTCTCTACAATCGCCAATGCAGGGATAGGGCCATTGAGGCCGTGCGCCAGGCAGGTGATGAGTACATCGTTACCATCACGGAACCTAAGCGCTCGATGGTCCAGAATTCACTAATGTGGTGTTTGCTCAACGAGCTGGCCGACCAGGTGGAGTGGCATGGCCAAAAGCTGTCTGCAGAAAACTGGAAGGATATGTGTACCGCAGCTCTAAAAAAGCAAGAGGTCGTGCCAGGCATCGAGGGCGGGTTTGTTGTGCTGGGAACATCTACCCGTAAAATGACCAAGCTGGAGATGAGCGAGTTAATTGAGTTTGTATATTCGTTCGGTGCTGAACATGGGGTGCAATTCGGTGAGTGAAGAATCAAAACGACTAGCCAGGATTACGCATACGATTGCGATGGACTTTGGGGTAAGGCGGTGTACGCACTGCAACATGGACCGGTCCAACAAGGGCGGGATGCAGATCAAGTTTTCCAACGGTCTGAGATACCGGTGGATTTGTCAGGGATGCAAGGAGAACAGAGAACGTGGCCAGCAAGAAAGAAAAAAAATGGATGGACATGGTGGCTGAACTGCCATGTGCTTGCTGTGGAGAGCACGGTGTGCAGCTTCACCACATCAGGGAAGGCCTAGGAATGGCTCAGAGGGCCTCAAACTTCTTGGTGATACCCATGTGCCCCCCGTGCCACACCGGCCCGTCTGGGGTCCACGGAGACCGGTCTATGATGCGAATTAAAAAACTGACTGAGCTGGATATGCTGGCATCCACGATTGAGGCGCTAGCATGAAGGTCACCTTACCCTGGCCGCCAAAGGAACTAAGCCCCAACTACCGGGGTCACTGGGCAGCGGTCTACAAAAGGCAAAAGCAGTACAAGGAAGACTGTTGGATTCTGTGCAAGCAGGCCCGGATGGCAAAACCACCTGGGGACCGGATTGAGGTGACCATGAGGTTTTATCCACCGACCAACAGGAACCGGGACCAGGACAACCTGGTGGCCAGCATGAAGTACGGCTTGGATGCCCTAGCAGCTGCGATGGGGGTTGACGATAAATTGTTTGACATTAAGATCGAGGTATCGCCAGAATTTGGCGGTAAGGTTGAAATTACAGTAGCGGGTTGGGAAAGTAGTAATCCGCTCGGTTCATAATCGAGAGAGCGATGGTGCAAATCCATCACCCGCAACCAAGACGCATGGCATTTGCCTCCTGACCGAGCGGTCGCTTTTCCGTGGGCGAGCCGTGCAGATGCCAGCCGTGTTGATGACAGGGACAGGATGAAGAAATCAGAGGTGGTAGCCCTTGCCAAGCAATGCAATGTCAACCTTGACCTGGTTGATGACCACCTTATTCTCTTGGCCCAGGCCGTGGAAATAGAAACCATTCAAAGATGTGTCAACATCTGCGAGGGTATCTACCAAAAAAGCATGAGGGAATGGAAAGATGACGGCAACCGATACAACCTGGGATATGCCCACGGAGCAGACGGCTGCATCTATGCCATCTCAGGAAAGAGCGTAATCAAATGACACACCCAGGCGGCAGACCAACAAAGCTCACACCTGAGCTAATAGCTAAAGCAAATGACTACATTCAAGGTGGCTATCTGATAGACGAGTTAGTGCCTACTATCGCAGGACTTGGCGTATTTCTTGACATAAGGCGGTCTACTGTTTACGAGTGGGCAAAAGAAAGCAAAGAGTTTTCGGACATTTTGGACCGAGTTATGCAAAAGCAAGAGAAGGGCTTGCTCAAAGGTGGCATAGAAGGCACATACAACTCCACCATCACCAAGCTGATGCTGACCAAGCACAACTACTCGGACAAGCAAGAGACAGCCCTGACGGGCGCTGATGGTGGTCCAGTGCAGCTCCAAGAGATCAAACGAGAAATTGTCGACCCTAAGCATTAAGACCCCAAGGTGGGCGCTGCCCCTCTTAAAGCCTGCCCGATATAAGGGAGCGCATGGTGGCCGGGGGTCTGGGAAGTCTCACTTTTTTGGTGAGATGCTCATCGAAGAGCACATCATGAACCAGGCGCAGTCTTCGGTCTGTGTCCGGGAAATCCAGCTATCTCTGAATCAGTCGGTCAAGCGCCTCCTGGAAAACAAGATTGGTGAGATGAATGCTGGCTGGTACTTTGAGGTCCAGGACAAGATGATCAAGTCCAAGCACGGGCCGGGGCTAATCATCTTCATGGGTATGCAGAATCACACGGCAGACTCCATCAAGTCCCTGGAAGGATACGACCGGGCATTTGTGGAAGAGGCGCAATCTATGAGCCAGCGGTCATTGGACCTGCTACGACCAACCATCCGTAAGCCTGGGTCCGAGCTGTGGTTTGCCTGGAACCCTGGCCTTGAGACCGACCCCATTGATGTCTTGCTTCGTGGGCCAGAGCCACCGCCTGACTCGGTGGTGGTTGAGGTCAATTTCATGGACAACCCATGGTTCCCTGACGTTCTTCGGGAAGAGATGGAGTACGACCGAGGACGGGACCCGGACAAATACGCCCATGTCTGGCTGGGTGGATACCTGCAAAACTCTGAGGCCAGGGTCTTTAAGAACTGGAAGGTCCAGGAGTTTGAGACACCGGTCAATGCGGTCTTGAGATTCGGTGCTGACTGGGGCTTTGCATCAGACCCAACAGTCCTGGTGCGCTGCTTTATCGAGGGCAGAAAGCTCTTTATTGATTACGAAGCTTACATGGTGGGCTGTGAGATTCTGAATATCCCGGACCTATTTATGACGGTTCCTGAGTCTGAGAGATGGCCAATCACGGCTGATTCTGCCCGGCCTGAGACCATCAGTCATGTGAAGAAACACGGGTTCCCAAGGATTATGGCTGCGGTCAAGGGGCCAAAGTCATTGGAAGAAGGTATCGAGTGGCTGCAATCCTTTGAGATCATCGTTCACCCCAGGTGCAAACACACCATTGATGAGCTGTCCTTGTACTCATACAAGGTGGATAAGCAGACCCAGGCGGTGCTGCCGCTACTGGAAGACAAGGAAAATCATGTGATTGATGCCTTGAGGTATGCTTGTGAGGGCTTGCGCCGTGCAGGTAAAAGGGTGGAAAATCGCCCAAGGGTCGCACAGGGCGACTACGAGATATTTGCTTAGGAGCGATACATGGGATTCCTATCACCCAAGATGCCTGCAATGCCGCCCCCGCCAGAGCCACCACCACCGCCTCCGACTATCGACCAGGCCCGTGTGTCCCAGGCAGAACGAGACAAGATGCTGCGCCGGCGCAAAGGCCGTGCGGCAACAATCCTTTCCAATGAATCCGAAGGCGAGATGACACCGGTGAAACCGATGGGCGCTCGCAAACTCTCAGGAGAATGACATGGGCGCAGTAGCCAAACCAGTTCAAAACGTCGTGCAAAAAGCATTTGAGGCTACCGGGGTAAAAAAAGCCGAGCAGGCCGCATCTTCAGCACCAGCAGCAGCCCC